CCGGCCTCAAAAATTCGTGTGTCACCAACAGCAGCTTTCTTCTCAGAAAGTGGCTCGTCTTTCGGCTTAGCTCCAAAGATGGGGCACGCACGTTCACCAGCATCGTATCTGGCCATCATATGCGTATACATCTCCATAGCTTCCGGTCCCAAGGTATACTTGGGGGCGCCTTGCTCATTAACTCCACACTGAACCAAATGTTCTCGCTTACTCTGGTACCAAGGTACACCAGCACTAGAGTTGAAGTTAATTGGATTGACATAAGCCACACCCTCAGCTCCATTAATAGCTGTATCCATATCATAAGGGTGAAAATCCTCCTTCTCCACTTCCGGCAAACCTGATAAAATGTCATTTGCCAAGTTGTCAGTGCACAAATTCACAATGTCTATGTCCTCACACACAGGAACATGCACCATATCCGTGAGAGCTCGTGAGTAAGGTCTCCAGCCCAGGTCCGGCTTAACTTTATCGCAAACTACTCCTATGTTATGGAAATAGTCTGCAAACAAAGTGGCCCCAACCTGAGACTTGTAGGAACTACGGAAACCCAACTTGGAACCATACACTGCTAGAGTCCCATCCGGAATCCACCTAACAGGACTCTTGGCATGCAGATCCCCAAGTTCGAATTTGGTTTTCCCAACCTCCAGCTTAACTGGAGACAACGAGGGACCTACCCCATGACACCTATCAAATGATCCCTCACACTGCATTGGTGAACGTTGTTGCACACACTTCTCTATCATATCATCTACGGTGACTCTGTCCAGAATAGCAGCAAAACCACCAGGGGATCTATCCTTATCATGCATACAGGGACCTCGGATATTATGTATGCCTCCAATCACAGGTCCACTCGCACTCTGAATGATAAGAGGTGCTCCGCAATCTCCATCACGCGTATCATCATATCCATAGGCACCACTCCAATAGAGATCCACACGCCTCTCAAATAGAGAAGGGTAACCTTTAATACCCTCCACTGCCGGATGGATAGCTCGAACTATACGCGTACTATGCATAGTTATCCTCTTCATCTCGCCTTTCAGTTCGCGACGTAGATATACGGATGGAAACAAACCCTCAGCATCTGGTTTAGGGGGTAAGAAAGAACGCAAGTCGCACATAGGTCTAAAATTTGGGGTATAAATTATTGCCAAATCTTTTGTTGGATGTCTATACACTTGACTCTGCTTCATCTTGATATCCCTGACATTTGATGTGCATCCTTCTTTACTATCAAAAATGTCCATGGTAAACTCCTCATTTACCGGTACCGTATGAGCCGATGTCAAAATGTATTGACTACAAATTCCCAAACCCTGACCTGGAAATTGATAATCCACACCAGCCCAATGAAACTTACACATCAAGCGCAATGTCTGCTTCCCAATCTTCTGCATGACGCCCTCGGCATTGGCACCGGAACTACATCTAGTCTCCCGGGATACCTCCAATTTCTGAGTCGGATACTCAGCTGCATACCACACATCTGGTCTCTCAAACTCACGGGGCTTGGGGGGAGCCATCCCTCCCTCCACATGCATCTTCTCCTTAGAGAAAGCACCAGCCAAG